GCTCGTCTAGCTTTCTGACGTTCCATACGATTCGGGTGTTCTTTTCTTTCCACTTGTTTCTTGTATTCTTTTTTGTAAGGTCTAGGTGATTTAGTATAAGCCATTAGTTGCTCCCGTTATGTATGCACTCGAGGACTACACAATGTCGTTTGCATAACCCACTCGGGTGTGCGTTCCAAACATTATTGCTATACGCTACATCCATGCGTGCATAATTAGATAACCATTTTTTCCATAACGCAGGGATCATATCGTCAGTATAGGTTTGTTTTATAAAGTTTTTAGATACTACGAACAATAACCCTGCATTAATAGTTCTTATTTTAGGGAAATATTTAAAAGTAGCAAGTGCCATTAGTTCTAATTGACCTTTATCTGCATATTTAGCAGACTTGCTAGTCTTATAATCCACAATCCATGCCTTATCACCATTGGTAATAACGAGATCAACTATCCCACGCCACCAAACGTGTTCTGACATGAAGTCACACGGCTCCAGGTCCTGTGTGAGCCCTAGCTTCATCTCACAATGTTTCTCTCCGTCTCTAGCTTTAAGAGCCTCAAGCACTGGTTTCATGTAATAAAACTTCTTGGGTACGGGCTTATCGCTACCGATGAACTCTTCAGCCACTAGGTGAGCCTCCGTACCATAACGCATAGCCTCAGTCTCAGACTCAGTATAGTCTTTCAATATCTTTATATGATAAAACTGTTTGGGGCATTGCTCAAAAGATTTAATCCTACTGAACGACCAAGGTTTGATACTCACTCACAATCTCCATAAGTTTTGCCCGTACCCGATTCGCAATTTATAGGCAGACCATCTGCCCAGTCGGGTGTCCAACGCATACATTCTTCTATATATTTCTGTGCATCTGCTACTTCTTCGTCCTTGACACAACACACTATTGAGTCATGCACAGTAAGAACGGCTCGGTGCTTCTTGTTTATTTCTAACATCTGCTCACCTATTATGCAACGTGCTATAGCTTGACAAACATTCTCCACAACCTTACCACCATATATTCGTGTGCGACCTCGCCTAGTTTGGTAACTAAACTCTATACCTTTCTCGCCTTGCTCATAGTCTAAATCTTCGTATCGCATAAGCAATCCCGAGGGTAATCGTATAGCATTTTCTTCGGGTACAGTTCGTAACACTCGACCTCTACCAAGACTAAATGGCATATCATTGCGATGTAACGAAACAAGAATCTGTTGTGCATCTCGCCATAACTTGTTTATCTTCCAATTAGCCTCACGATAAATTCCTATGACCCTCCGTGCTTCCTCTATCTTCATATCAAACCCAAACGTCTTTAACTGCGATTGAAACTTCATTGCACCCATGCCATAGCCAGCACCCAATATCGTAGTCTTCCCTACAAATCTCTCGTCCTTTGTTATGTCTGCCTCATCTTTGCCATAAATACGAGATGCCATCTTTACATAAACATCTTCTCCGTCAGTAAATGCTTTAGTCAAGTCATCTTGTTTAGCAAGCCAAGCTAAAACTCTAGCCTCAATCTGTGCCGAGTCAGCATCTATAAGTGTATAACCTTCGGGTGCGATAATGCTACGCTTCAACTTTTTACCATTGACACCTCTACTGGGTAAGTTCTGTAAGTTTATCTTATCGTCTCCACCCCAACGTCCAGTGTGGGCTGCGTAATACTTGACTGGGACAGGCAGGAGACCACGTTTGGATATGTCTATAAATCGTTGCGTTCTTGTTTCTTCTAATGTGGATTTAGTTCCAAGCCTAGCCATTACTAACGCTTGCACCTTTTCATCGGGGTGAGACTCCAATGCTTTGAATCCCTCATCCGATTTGGCAAATGCAAATGCTTCTTTGCCCGTAGTAAGACTTATCTTCATAGGTGGTTCGACACCAAGTGATTTAAGAACCTCTGCAAACTTAGGGTTACTCATCAATTCTTCTTTACTCACACCTGACGCTGTAAGCAGTTCGTCTTTACCACAACGTGTTTCTGTGATGTGTTGTTCTAACATGCCACGGTCCAGTCCGAGTATAGGTTCTACGAACATACGTAATGTTGCATCTATTAGTTTAAACTCTTTCTTGGGAAACTCTCGACCCATAATCTTAAATAATTTAAAGGTCAAATCCACATCATTGATGCAGTAATCTCCGTACCTCTCTAACGCCTCTGCCGTGAAGTCTTCTCGTTTCTTACCAAGTGCTTCAATTACTTCTGTACCTTTTTCTCCAATCTTATGTCGTTCAGCTAATGCTTTAAGACTACCACTGCTCTCTACACCATGATATGCACGAGCCATACATAAGGTATCGCCATACACTTTGGGGTGTATATCGAATATCCAACTAAGTATCGCCCCGTCAAACATAGTGTTGTGTGCTATTACCAATGAGCTCTCCCAGGAGAACGTCTTGAGGTACGTGGTAAGTTCTTCTCGTGTACCACTTGCCCACTCTGTACCCTGATTGTTTAGCTTAACACTCACACCAATGACCTCAAATCGTGGGTCACGGATGTACTCTTCAGTGGTCAACTTACCTAGCGAAAACTCTTTACTATAGTAAGTCTCAAAATCTAATGTAATTAAATCCATTACACCCTCTCTTCTTTTATGTGAAAATGACAGTTAGGAAACTCTTCGTTCCATTCTTCCAAATAATATTCAGCATCTGCCAAGGTGTCGTAAAAAGCTTCTTGCTTAAATCCTCTATCGGTACTGAGGTATAATCCCCACCTTGTTCTTATTTTCTTTTCTGTCATTACGTTTTCCTCCCAGCAAGTTCTCCTCCACATGCTAGATAACCACAGCCATCTTCCCAGTTATCCATATTACTAGGCGATGACTTAATACGTGCCACCTTTAATAAGTTCATCATAACTGCAACATCAACTGCAGTAACTTCTGTACCTAAATGCACTGCCCAATACTTAGCTATAGTGCTGAAGTTATCTTCCATGTCACCATGGGTAGATGCTCTGTCTTTCGTTACATATTCTTTTGCATTGTCTAGCACACTGCTACGAGTTACTACGTTCTTCTTTCTAGTCATTTTCTTTCTCCCCCAAATTAAATTCGTTTTTAAGTTTCCAAAAAGCATTATCTAATTTTCTAATGTCTGAAAGATAAAGATCATTCATTTCTGAAAGCATATTTAAAGCATCTCCTAAACTCTTATAAGTTTCTTTAATTGTATTTAATTGATCCGTAGTTAAAGATTTCATAGCCTTTGCTCTTATAGCATCTGCTTCATCTCTCAATATTTGCCATTCTGTTTTATTAGTCATTTTCTTTCTCCCACTCGTAATTTTCTGATGGTTCAAAGTCTAAGGGTAATTCTAATTGTTCTTCCAAGTGAGTATTATCTATCGTTAACTTGCACGTGTTACACACTGTCCTGCCGTCTGTAAAAACTATGAATGTCTTACAACTAGGACATAGATCATCTTTCCAACGTATCTTCATACTTTCCTCCTTAATAAATTTAATGCCCCTCTATGCAGAGAGGGGACTAGTAGTACGTACTTCTACGATAAGGTCAAAATCCGTTTTTTTATGGAGTTGGATTCCCCTTACTGCAGTGGATATCTATGCCATTGTCATACGAGGTCTCTCACTGCTTAACCTCATCATAGTAGTCATCGAACAACCTAGAAATATTATCTAAGTTCTTCTCGTTGATGACCACTGCAATTCCACTCTGTTTCTTTATGTCTGTTAAGTTCTTATCTTGTAGTGGGGTAGGCTTATTGCTCCCTGCTTTGCACTCGATGCCAAAGAATATACCTCTGTAGCAACCAACTATGTCGGGCACACCACTCGCACCATAACCACCAGTCACGGGATAAAAGTAATAAGCTCCCATCTCTTTTAGTTGAGCGACAACTTTCTTTTTAACTTTTGCCTCGGGTGTCATAGCCATTATGCTTTTTCCTTTTTATATGAATACCTAGTGCCGTTTGTTGCAGACCCATGTTTCGGTGCATACGGACTGCTCGGTGCCATTATTTCGGCTAACGCAGATACACCCCAAGAATGATTTACGGAAGATTGAGTTATTACTCTGCCAACTTCCATCGCATCTTCCCTCGATGCTACGGGATCGTCTTCAAATGTTTCATCCATACCTAATTCTTTGGGTGTCATTTTACTATTGCGTATTTCTAATCCACGAGTTAGTTCACTTACACCCATGTTTTGAGATATATGGTTACTACCACACATAGTGCATCGTGCCTCTTTGTGTCTTTCGTGTTTAGTATTTTTTAGTCTTGTATCACAATCAATACAGTAATCTATATTTCCTTTTGGCATTGTTACCCCCTAAAGTTACTGGTTTCAACGGCAAGTAGCGAGGGGAATCTCACCCCCCAATGGTACGGAAACCGTACCGACTACTTGCCGTTAACCATAAAATTATAATCGTCTATCTTAGTACCTATATTAACGAGTGTCGCTTTAGATTCAAGCATCATCAATAATGATATACGTTCTTGAACCCACATTGGCATCTCATCTAAACGACTGTAACTATGTTTTAATACCATGTCAACACATTCCATACCAAGACATGTACAATCGATACGTCCAGTACTGTTAGATAGGTTCACGTGGTATGACATGTTGTACTGTGATGTACTACCCATCATACGGGGCTCACAACGTAAAACATAGTTGCGTCAACACGATACCCTACGTCATCAACCCAATGCCCGTTATCGACCATGCTCAACATAGACACCTTGCCCATTACATCTTCGGGCACTTTGTCCTTGTCGTATGGTGTAATGTCCCCAACTTTATGAGTGTAGCTATTCTCAGATAGTATAGGTGCAACATCAAAGACTTGTTTGCCATACTTCTCATAGACACGCACATAGCTTACGTTGACACCCTTGTTCAATAGAACTTTATGCTCGTCCTCCAACTTGAAGTAATTAAGCAGATCGCCCTCCAACTGTTTGTCAGTAAACTCATGACCTACCTTAACAAGTGTACGCATGTACTCGAGCATGGGGTTGTGCTCTATTTTCTTCTCCCTATTGCTCCTAGCCAACAAATCGGATTGAGCATTGTTCTTAGCACTACTCGCCCTACTTTCTGTGTCAGTCGATTTACGTTTCACGTCCTTGTACTCATCTAGTGCCATGTCCCTAGTCGTTAAGGGACGTAAGTATTTCTTGGCATTACGAACGGCAGTATCAAGATTGACAGACATAGCCATATAGTATTGATCGTTATAGTCTGCATACTTCATATTTCTAATATGCCTAGACGATACAACGTAACTACTCTGATCTGCTACTACTGTGGTTTGGAAACCCCCATATGCAATCCAACCCATGACATAAGGATCATTGGGCATGTGCATGTACACTTTCCTCATGTCTCCTTGAGGTGTAAACACGACACCACGAAAGGCTTTGCTTACCTCTTTCATGAACCTTTGCAACTCGACTTGAGAGACTAGGTTATCTCTACGACTTTGTTGATCCTCAAGAGTTATATCCTTGAAAATCTCACTCACCTTTACATTCGTATAAGTCATTACTCATTCTCCCATTTCTTGATTTCATTTAATAGTCCCTCGGCACACTCGGCACGACCTACGCAGATATCTCCTCCATCGTCATCTACCATTTCGTCTCCGTTGTTCCAAGGATGTTTGCCTTGACACTTGACCTCGTCTTCAAGGTACGCTTTGATTTTGTTTACCATTGGTTTGTATCGCATTACTTCTCTCCCTTTGCGTAATAAATTATTCCAAATTTATGTAGTACAAGCAGTTCTTCTTCTGTTGTATCCCATACTCCAGTTACTGATACTATTTTATCTCCATACCAATATGTCTCATCTCCCCCTTCTTCTAAGTCTTCGTCTTCAAAGACATTGTCATGATGTTCGGACAAGATCGTTCTGTCTGTTATTTTAAACTCCTGATAATCTTTTTCAGTAAAAGTGTTATAATAGCCATACCATTCGTATTGGTCTTCGCAATTAACTGTTAGTAGTTTGTATAATATCATTACTTCTCTCCCTTTGTGATAACTTGTGCACTTATCTTGATAGTGAATCCACACACATTGTTGATCCAACGATTGTAGTGTGATCGGAACAACTTTCTGTCTGACTCATGTGCCTTGAACAATGGCGAGTCCATCAACATAGACCATGCCATGTGCATACGCATTGGATGTTCCTCATCTTCCATGATGATAAGAGCATGTTGAGGTTCGGGTGTGTAATAGTGACGATGAGTATTTTCATCTACCCAACCTTGTTCCTTGGCATGGGTATACAATTCATCTTTCTTCTCTCGAGCAATGTTATGCTTGGCTTGATACCTAGCTTGGCAAGCGTCGTCATCATAGTGGTATTCAAAGTCCTCGAGGTGTTCTCGAAACATTGGAGCCATAACACATAACCAACTATAGTACGAATCCATCGCTGGCTTGAACTGTTTCTTACGTTCCTT